CAGCAGGATTCCAGTCATTCGTAGCAACAGAAACTGCTGCTGCTTACAAGGGAACAGGCCAATTCGCTCGTAACCTTGTTGCTTCAACAGATGTCTGGGCTGCAATCATGGGTTACGCAGATTCAACAGGTCGTAGCCTCTACACAGCATCACAACCAGCCAATGCTTCAGGTGCAGCTGCTCCAACAGCTCTAACTGGCTCAGTTCTTGGACTCAACCTTTATGTTGATCCAAACATCGGAGTATCTGGAGTTATTGACAACTCTTGCTATATCGTTTCACCAGAGTCATACACAACTTACGAATCACCTACAACTCGCTTGCAGGTTCAGGTTCTAGGTTCAGGACAGGTTGAAATCGCTGTCTATGGTTACTTGGCTATCGCAGTCAAGAACCCACTTGCTATCCGTAAGTTCAACCTTACCTAAGCAACCCTAAGTCGCTAAGAGGGGCAGTAGCCCTCTGCCCCTCTTAGTCTTTAGAAAGGAATGGGAATGGCACTAACAACAGTTTCAGAACTCCGCAGCACTCTCGGAGTCGGTACTTTGTATACTGATGCCGTTCTTCAAGAAGTATGCGATGCATCAGATGCAGTCCTGCTTCCTATGCTATGGAACAACTACACATTTAATATGGCACACAGCAACACAACAACAGAGGGCACACTATATTTTAATGAATCTATAAAAGATGTTTTTTATGTAGGTCAAACAGTAACTATTACTGGTAATGGCGCACCACATAACGGGTCTAAAGCGATTACTGGTATGAACGATACATCTATTACTTATGCGGTGACAGGTTCCCCAACAGCACAACCTCGACATACAGTTACACCTTTTGGACAAGTTGCAGTTGTCGCAACAGTTGATTACACAACCGATACAGCAGTCCAGAACGCAGCTTTAATGATATCTGTTGAAATCTGGCAAGCGCGAACAGCCACCCTTTCTGGCAGTAACGCAGTCGATTTCCAGCCAAGCCCTTATCGAATGAGCGCACAGCTTCTCGCTAAGGTGCGAGGATTGATCGCACACGCACTAGATCCGCGCTCGATGGTGGGCTAATGCCTCCAGTCGCGATCACCACACTTCGAACTACCTTAGCCACTGCGCTGGTAGATAACACTAAATATCAAGTTTTTGCTTTTCCTCCTGCAACCGTTTTGGCTAACTCTGTAATTGTCTCTCCAGATGATCCTTACATCATGCCTAACAATAATCAGCACATAACTATCAGCCCAATGGCTAACTTTAAAATTATTATGACAGTGCCATTGTTTGACAATGAGGGAAACCTCAACGGCATAGAAGATACAGTCTGTGGCGTGTTCGCTAAGTTAGCGGCATCATCTCTGGTCTATAATGTAAGCGCAATCAGCGCACCAAGTATTCTCAATGCTGCTTCGGGTGACCTACTCAGCTGCGAGATGTCCGTATCAATCCTAACAAGTTGGAGTTAATATGTCCGAGTGGGAACTAGAAAACGAAGCCTTCCTGAAGAAAATCGGGCAGGTTAGCACACCAACACCAAAGCCAGTAACCAAGAAAGAAGAGGAATAATCTCATGGCTGTATTTCTAAATAACAATGTGGGCGTGAAGATTAACTCTGTTGATCTTTCAGACCATGTAACGGCAGTAACAATCAACCGTACATTCGATGAGCTAGAAGTTACTGCAATGGGTGACACAGCACACAAGTTTGTAAAAGGCTTGGAATCATCTACTGTAACAATCGATTTCCTAAACGACACAGCATCAGCGAATGTATTGGCAACACTACAAGCTGCATGGGGAACAACAGTCACAGCTGTATTCCTACAGACAAAGGGAACAGCAGTATCTGCAACCAACCCTCTATACACTGTTTCATTGCTAGTCAATAACACAACAGACATCAATGGTGCTGTTTCTGATATTGGCACACAGTCAATCACATTCACTGCTAACTCAACAGTTGCAGTAGCAACTACAGGCACATTCTAAACAACTAAATTAAGGGGCTAATGATGGCAAGACTAAAGATTGTTCGTACAGATGGAAGCGTGCTAGAAGGCGAGATCACTCCAGCAGTGGAGTATTCGTTTGAGCAGTACGCTAAAAAGGGTTTCCACAAGGCTTTTCGCGATGAGGAAAAGCAGTCGGATGTTTATTGGCTTGCATGGGAAGTCACACGCAGATCAGGTGAATCTGTTAAGCCTTTTGGGATTGACTTTATTGAGACTCTTAAATCAGTCTCGGTGGAGGACTCAGACCCTTTAGCTTAAAGCGCGATCTTCCGTTCACCTACCTAATTGCTAGGCTAAGCATTAGGTTAGGGATCGCGCCACAGCAATTATTAGAAATAGATCGCACAATGCTCAATGCATTGTTTGAGGCTTTAAAGGATGAGGCAAAGGAGACCAGCGATGCCAACAGAAGTAAAAGGCGCCGTTGAACTCCGCAAAGCCCTAAAAAAATTCACACCCGATCTTGCTAAAAATACTCAGAAAGAAATTGCTGGAATTCTTAAACCGATCACGGCTAACGCTAGAGGTTTTATTCCTTCAACTGCTCCTTTAAGTGGTTGGGCTAACAGCAATCAAAATGGTGCATGGGGCAATCGAGTTTGGTCATCTTCTGAGGCTAAACGCGGTATTGGATATAAGACCACGCCATCCAAACCAAACAGATCAGGCTTTAAATCTTTAGCTCGCATTGTTAATGCTTCTGTGTCAGGTGCTATCTATGAGACTGCTGGTCGTAAGAATCCACAAGGCAGACCACAAGCACCGATGGCAAGAGTGGTCGCTCCTGGACACGCAAATTTTGGAAAGACAATTCGCTCTGGAAGTAAGAATCAATCTATGAGCAATAATCCTTATGCTGGGCAACAGTTTATTGATGCAATGAATCAAACTGGTCAGATAGTCAATGCCTATGTTCGCAAAGAAGGTGCAGCAGGCCGAGCTAGTCAGAAGATGAAAGGTCGCGCAATCTTTCGCGCTTGGGCAGAAGATCAAGGTAAGGCACAAGCAGCAGTCATTAAAGCTATTGAAAAATCAAAAATAGAGTTTGAAAAAAGGAGAGTGCGATAATGGCGGCAGATGTAAAAATTGATATTGCCGCGGAATTTGTCGGCAAGAAAGCCTTTAAGCAAGCAGATGCAGCTACAGCAAAATTAACCAGAGGTGTTAAAAGCCTTGCTGCTTCTGTTGGTTTGGCGTTTGGCGTTCGTGGTATTGGTCGAGCAGTCAAGGCTTTTGCAGAAGATGACAAAGCAGCTAGAGCACTCGGACAGACTCTCAACAATTTAGGCCTTGCTTATGGCAGCAATGCAGCAACTATCAATGGCTATATTTCACGCCTAGAACAACAGACAGGTGTACTTGATGATGAACTTCGTCCAGCCATGGATCGCTTTCTTCGTGCTACCCAGTCAGTTGAAAAGTCACAGGAATTATTAAACCTTGCTTTAGACATCAGTGCTGGTACAGGCAAAAGCCTTACTCAGGTATCACAAAGCCTCCAGAAGGCTTATCTAGGGCAGACGCAAGCACTTGGTCGTTTAGGCGTAGGACTTAGCAAGGCAGAACTTACATCCTCATCATTTGAGGAAATCCAAGCAAGACTTGCTGTTCTCTTTGCTGGTCAGGCTTCAACTGCTGCTAATACTTATGCAGGTGAATTGGCTAAGCTTCAAGTGGCTGCCAATAATGCTAGAGAAACTATTGGTAAAGGTTTTGTTGATGCTCTAAAGACTGCTTCTGGGTCAAGCACCATCGATCCACTTATCGCTGGCATTGGTAAGATTGCTAACGCTTTTGCAGGTCTTACACGCGAGACTGGCAAGTTTATTGCTATCACCAGAGAAGCCTTTGACTTTAGTAACGGTCTTAATCTATTTGCGCCTAAAGGTGGATATGGCAATGCAAATAAAGGCATGGGAAATATTTCTATGTCTGTGTCATCTCAGGACACACAGAAAGCAGATCTAGCAGCTAGAAACAAAGCCACTGCCGCCGCAGCGGCATCGGCTGCAAAGTTGGCTGCATTGCAAAAGGCTGCTACTAAAGCCCAACAGGATTCACTAAAAATTGCCAAGGCCAGAGCAGTCTTTGACTTACAGAAGATCCAGATCGAGGCAGCCCTAAAAGGTAAGATCTCTGAAGAAGATAAAATTCGCTTAAAGTTAATGAAGGCGATCGAGGAAGAAAACCTCACGAACATCGAGAAGTATCAGAAGGCTTTGACTGTAGCGCAGGAAAAGACAAAAGAACTTAATACTCTTTTGACCACTGTTAAACTGCTAGAAGTTAAAGATCCATTTGGTATGTGGAAGATTGATCCAATCACAGCATCAATCAATCTCTTAACTGCTTCGATTGCTGGAGTAGGCACACAAATTCAAGCAAGCGGCAAAGAGTGGTCATCTTTTGCCAACACTGTTTCTACTACTGTAATTAAACCTAATCTTACCGAGTTCAATTCATCCTTTGGCGCAGCTGGATCAGCAGCAGCGGCAGCAGCGGCTGCATCTCTTAAAGCTCAGCAGGATGCATTGGATGCGCAAACTAAAGCTGCACAAGATGCATTAACAGCAGGATCTAAAGCCCAACAAGATGCCTTTGCAGGACAATTAAAGGCACAGCAAGAAGCACTCACTGCTCAATCGGCTGCACAATTAGCTGCATTAAAGGCTCGTTTAGCAGATGAAGCAGCAGCCTACAAAGAAGCAGCAGATGCAGCAGCGGCATTGTTTGATGCAACTGGTCTCTTAGGCACTAATGATTCTGCTACTCGCAATGCTGGCATGTTGGCATTACAGGCAGCAGAGCAAGCCAAAGCAGCACAAGCAGCTTTAGCGGCAGCAGAACAAGCTCTATCCAACAATGCTGGTAATGCCACAACTGGATCAAAGATTGAAATTACTGTCAATACTGGAATTGGTGATCCAAACGCCATTGCAGAAGCTATCCAGCAGGTACTCACCGATGCTCAAAATAGAGGCACTCTCGAATTGCAGGCTATTGCATAATGCCATGGCTTCCTGAATGGCGAGTTACCGTTGATGATGATGTTTATACAACTGTAACTTCCGTATCCTTTGCCTCTGGTCGCTTAGATATTGATAAGCAACCTACGGCAGGTTACTGTCGAGTAGAAATCATTAACACTAATGGCGCACCCTTTACCATCAATGTCACTGAAACAATTACCCTAGAACTAAAAAACTCTAGCGGCACTTATGTCACAGTATTTACTGGCGAGGTTTCAGACTTCTCCATCGGGGTCAGGTCACCAGACGAGACTGGCTACATTACCTATGGCACAATCTTAGGCGTAGGCAGTCTTTCAAGGCTTACAAAGAACATCTATAATACAGCCCTTGCAGAAGGTTTAGACGGTGCACAGATTGCAGCCATCTTAGGCTCAGCCCTTAGCCTTGCATGGTCGGAGGTTACCCCTACACTGACATGGGCTGCCTATCCAGCAACAACCACTTGGGCTAATGCTGAAACCACAGTCGGCACAATTGACTCAGGCTTTTACACGATGGTCAATCTTGCAGCTTCTCCAACTGAGAAAAGTTCTGGCCTTGCCAATCAAATTGCTACATCTGCTTTAGGCCAGATCTTTGAGACTAAGACTGGCAAGGTTAATTATGATGATGCCGATCACAGATCGACTTACCTTATTGCTAATGGTTTTACTAGCCTAGATGGCGATTACGCATCCCCAAGTTCCTTGAAGACTGTCACTCAAATTGCTCGTATCCGTAACAGTTTGATCTATAAATACGGCGCATCTTATGGCTCTACTTACAGTACCTCTGATAGCGATTCTATTGCCACTTACGGCCTCTACGAGAGATCCTTCGAGTCAAACATCAAGGGTCTAACTGACATTACTGCTATTGGCAGTAGAGAGTTAAACCTTCGAAAGACTCCTAGAGGCTCACTGGAAGCCATTACTTTTAGATTAGATAACCCAAACATGCCTAGCAACTTGCTAGATAACCTAATCAATGTCTTTTTTGGTCAGCCAGTGATCATTCAAAATCTTCCTGCCAATATGCTCGGTGGAGCTTTTGACGGCTTTGTTGAAAATATCGTCATGAAGGCAACCCCTACCTATGTGGACTTAACCCTCTACATCTCAGCTACGGACTTCTCACTATCTACTACTCAATGGGAAACAGTATTGCCAGCTTCACTCGTTTGGACTGGCGTAAATGCTACACTTACTTGGACTAACGCGACTGGAGCACTAACCTAATGGCAACAACCACCACAAACTTCGGCTTTGATATTCCGCAGTCAAGCGACCTTGTTAAAAATGGTGCTACTGCTATTGCAGAACTGGGTCAGGACATCGACACTAAATTTGCTGGTCTTACTGTCAATGCACAGACTGGCACTACTTATACAGCTGTAAAGGCAGACGGTCTGAATCAGATTGTTACCATGGAAAATGCCTCAGCCAATACTTTTTACATTCCAACAGATGCGACTTATGCCTTTCCAACTGGCACAACTTTAGTTGTCTATATGAAGGGCGCAGGAGTTACGACTATCACTGCGACAACCCCTGCAACGACAACCGTTGTAAGCGCAGGAGCAACTATCGGATCTCCAGTATTGGCTCGCTATAAGTCTGCTGCCGCTATTAAGTTAGCTGCTAACTCATGGACAGTAATCGGTGGCATTGCTTAATGCTCAATTCCTTAATTCCTATCATTGCCTCTAGTGGAGGTGCAGCGGCGGCGGCAGGGGCTTACGAGTCCATTGCATCTGTAAGTGGTACTGGATCAAGTGGAATTGTAACTTTTAGCTCAATTCCTGGCACTTATACTTCTTTGCAGATTCGGTGTGTAGTAAAAGATGTATATACTTCTGGTTTGGTCGATTCAATTTATTTAAGATTTAATGGAACAGCTGGCAGTCTTTATGGCTCTCACAATTTGACTGGAGATGGGGCGACAGCCTCTGCTTCTGCTCTTTCTAATGTAAATGAAATAGAAATTCCAAAAACAATACCTGACAGTAATGCTTCATTCGCTAATGTGATGGGTGTGGCAATTATTGACTTACACGATTATGCTTCAACAACACGCAATAAAACTCTTAGAAGCATAAGCGGTTCAAACGCTAACACAACAAGTACTGATTTTCGAGTTAATTTATCTTCTGGGCTTTGGCGTTCAACTGCTGCAATTAATCAAATTACGATTCATACTAACATTGACAGATTTACAACTACTTCAACCTTTGCACTATACGGAATTAAGGGAGCGTAAATGCCAGCAACTTATGAGCCAATCGCTACCACGACTTTAGGTAGTGCAGCAGCATCTATTTCATTTACCAGCATTGCTACATCTTGGACTGATTTGAGAGTCGTGGTTAATGGAACGCCTACTGCAAATCTACAATTTTTGTTGCGTTTCAATAATGATTCTGCAACAAATTACTCAGGCACAGATTTAGATGGCAACGGCACTTCAGCTGCATCTAATCGCTACACTGGTGACACGGGAATCTATGCAAACTGGTCCGCTTTTGCTACCTCTGCACAACCAGCATTTATTACTTACGATGTCTTTTCCTATGCAGGTTCTACTTTTAAGACTGCATTGACAACATTTAATCAAGATAGAAATGGCACAGGTTTTGTTGAACGCGGTGTTGGATTGTGGCGTTCTACTTCTGCTATTAACCGAGTGGATATTGTGGCTTCTGCCAATTCTTTTAACACAGGCACAACAGCCACACTCTACGGAATTAAGGCGGCATAATGCCAGTTACATACGAACTTATCTCGAGCAATGTGCTTAGCAGTTCTGCTGCAAGCGTGACCTTTTCTGCTATTCCTTCGACTTATACTGATTTGGTGTTGCGTTACTCAGGAAGAATGGATGCAGGTGCTAACAAGATCTTGAAGATCCAAGTGGCTGGTGCTGATACAAATCTCTCTTATACTCGTTTAGTTGGAGATCCTAGCGTTCCTTCTGTAACATCTGCGAGAGGCACAGGTATTTCTTGGGCTGGTTATACAGATGGTTCGACAATGACAGCGAGTAGTTTTTCAAGTGGAGAAATCTACATAGGTAACTATGCATCTACTTCTGCAAATAAGGCTTTTAGCGCATATGGTGCAGCAGAACAAAATGCAACAGATGCTCGAATGATGGCTGTTGCTGGTCTTTATTCATCCAACTCCGCAATCTCTTCTATTACTCTTTTGGATATTTCAACTGCCAACTGGGTCTCAGGTTCATCTTTCTATCTATACGGCATCAAGAACTCATAAGGAGCAATAATGACAACAGCAATTGAAGTAAACTGCAGCACAGGCGAGGTCACAGAGCGCCCATTGACTGCCGAAGAACTAGCAGCAAACGAAGCAGCACAGGTACAGGCAGAAGTAGACGCTAAGAAGGCAGAAGTAGAAGCTGCAACTAAGGCTGAGGCTAAGGCTGCACTACTTTCAAAGCTAGGCATCACAGCAGATGAAGCAGCTCTACTACTTGGATGAAGCCTAAACTTTCTAAAGCTGCAACCCAATTAAGAGAGCAGTTTGATGATTCCTTTCCAGAGCGTGATCGTGCGTCTGACGGTTGGATCGCGGATGTACGGCACATGCGTGTTGGCAAGTCTGATCATATTCCAGATGCTCAGGGATGGGTTCGTGCTATCGACATCGATGCTGATCTATCGGGTAGATCAAAGCCCGAGATCATGCCAGATCTTGCAGATGAGATTCGAAAGTATGCAAAGTCTGATACAAAGAAAAGAATTGCTTACATCATTTTCAACGGCAGAATTGCCTCTCCTATCCTCGGATGGAAGTGGCGTAAATACACAGGGGCTAACAAACACACTAAGCATGCGCATATCAGCTTTACGAAAAAGGCTGACGATAATGGTGCTTTTTTTCAGATACCTATGTTAGGAGCCAGTAATGCACGAATTGAAAAAGATGTCAGGATCATGGGTAAGAGCCTTCCTTGCGGCTGTACTCACACTTGCGGCATCGGGAGTAACTGAACCTAAAGCTTTGGTCTATGCAGGTCTAGCAGCTGTGTTGCCACCGGTGCTTCGCTGGCTAAATCCTAAAGACGATTCGTTTGGTATGGTTGAATGACACAGGAAAATTTTTTTACTCTTTATTTTGCAACCATCGGCATCATCGGTGGTCTTTCAGGCTATGTGATTACGCATTTGCTATCTGAAATTAAGCGACTTAATTCGCGTGTCGATGAGATCTACAACATACTCCTAGAGCGATAATTTTGTCATGGCACGAAAAGCAACTAAAAACCTAGTTGAGCAAGATTACTCAGCTCTTGATGCTTATTGCATTGGCATGTATGAATTTGCTCAAAGTCTAAAGCGCGCAGGATTTGCAGAAGATGAAGTCATGGGCATCATTGTAGAACGATCAGCCTACCCTGGCTGGATTTTGCCTGATCCAATAGAGCCAGAACACTTTGGCGATTACGAAGATGAGGATGATGATTAAAAAACGCTATCTAGTGATCTCGGATTTACAGATCCCATATCACCATGAGCAAGCAGTTAAGAATCTAATCAAGTTAGTAAAGCGTGAAAAGTTTGACCTAGTCCTCAACACAGGCGATGAGCTTGATATGCAATCGCAGTCCAAGTGGGCTAAGGGCACACATTTAGAGTATGAAGGGCAACTAGATGCCGATAGAAGTCTGGCTCAAAGCATTCTCTGGGACTTGGGAACCACCGACATCACTAGATCCAACCACACAGATCGTCTGTACCACACTCTCGTTAGAGGAGCTCCTAGCCTCATCGGACTTCCAGAACTCGAATACTCCCGTTTTATGGGTTTCAATGACATGGGGATCCGTTTTCATAAGAAGCCATTTGAGTTCCACAAAGGCTGGGTCTTAGTTCATGGTGATGAAGGATCAATGAACACCAATGCTGGACTCACAGCTCTAAATTTAGCTCGTAAGTTCGGCAAGTCTGTTGTCTGTGGACACACTCACAGAGCAGGAATTAGTGCCTTTACAGAGGGCATAGGAGCCTCATACAGGACTTTGTGGGGTTTAGAGGCAGGAAATGTTATGGACAAGAAGAAAGCCTCTTATTTGAAGGCTGGCAGTGCCAATTGGCAGATGAGCGTGGCAGTGATAGAAACGCATGGAGATCGAGTAAGCCCGATGTTAGTGCCAATAAACAAGGATGGGTCATTCACACTCTATGGACGACTTTACGCCTGACATCCGCACTACGCTTGATGATGCAATTGATGCTGGAGAATTGTTATCGTTTTGTTATCAAAATGTGTTAGACATTGTCGGATAGGCGTGAGACTCTAATTCAGTAAGCCAGTCAAGGGCACTGGATGCAGATAGGTACACAATGATTAACTCGGTAACAATCATAGGAATTATTGGCTTATTTCTAGCTACTAATTTTATCTGGTATTGGCAAGGATTTAGAGACGGTCGCCGCGAAGGTTATGTTCGTGGTCGCGATTTAAGCCGCCAAGGGTTCTGGCAAGAATGAGAGCTAATGAAATCTTACTAACAGCCACCGACACGATCCGCGATCGTGGGCTCCAGTATGGGCATCCTGCCGACAACCTAGAACACACAGCCATGCTGCTGAGTGCCTACCTACAGATGCCGATACACGATTATCAAGTGGCAGGGATCATGGTGCTAGTTAAACTGGCTAGGACTAATCAATCAGCACAGCACATAGACAACTGGATTGATCTATGCAGCTACGGAGCACTAGCTGGGCAACTGGCTACAGAGGAGAACGATCTCTATGTTTAATTTAGCCGACTATGAGCCTGTGGAGGTTCGACTTGAAAAGTTTATTAAGGATTACCCTTCGTTTCGCATTGCAACTGAGTTGGAAGTGGTCGAGGCTTCTCGATACATTGTTAAAGCGTATTTATACAAAGATGCTAGCGATGGCGTTGCTTGGGCAACAGGGTACGCTGAGGAGACAGTTTCTAGTCGAGGTGTCAATCAGACTTCAGCACTGGAGAATTGTGAGACTTCGGCAATCGGCAGAGCACTTGCAAATGCAGGTTATGCTCCTAAAGGAAAGAGACCAAGCCGCGAGGAAATGAGCAAAGTAGTATCGCCACGCATTATTAAGCCAGCGGTACAAGATCTCGTACAAGCCATTCAAGCAGCTGACAAAGAGCCAGCAGAGCAGGATTACTGGACTACTCCAGTCAATGACTATCTAAAAGTAGTTGATGCACCACAAACACTAGACAAAGCCATGCAGAATGTAGCTGCAATCATCGGGACAGGTGAAGCACAGGAAGCACCACAATGCAAGCATGGACACATGAAGTGGCGTGAAGGTGAGAAGAATGGCAGGGCATGGGGTGGCTATCAATGCACTGTTATCAATCACCAAGGGGGCGAGCCTAAGTGTGAAGCCCAGTGGTACAACATAGGCAGTGATGGCAAGTGGCATCCACAGAAAGCGAGAGTTTAATGGGACATGTTGGAATTAAGATCAATGGTGAATGGCTAGACTTGATGACAGCCTTTATTGCCTGTCAATTATGTAATGAGCCAGTGCAGATCAGAGAGCTTGCAGACATCACATCCGATTCAGTCAATGGCATAGTCACATGGCAATGCGCTAAATGCAAAGCAGTTAATGGCTAGTCAAGCACGAAAGCACAGAGGTTTCCGCACAGAGCGCGTAGTAGCTGAGTACCTATCGACTTGGTGGCAGGGCGCATGTGTGGGAAGGGGTAGTGGCAAGGATATTGTCAATGTACCGTTTGATGTTGAAGTCAAAGCCCGCGCTGGATTTCAACCACTTGGGTACATAAAGCAATTGAAAGCTCGGACATCCATTTCGGGGGAATTAGGATTCGGAGTCATACGGCTAAATGGACAAGGCGAGGATGCTGCCGAGTATTGCGCCATAATCCGACTGGCTGATCTCTTGCCACTACTCATATTAAAATACGGTCACTTAGACAAAGAACCTACAGAGGCAGACATCGACCGTTGCTCTGGATGTGGGTCATACATGATCAGGAGATGCTTAACTTGCCAGCCTACGACTACCGATGCCCAGACTGCAATCTCAGTCAAGAGATTACCCATGGATGGTACGACAGACCAATGATCCCATGCACATATTGCAATGAGCCAATGGTTAAAGTTATAGCTGCTGCACCAACACACTTTAAGGGTAAGGGCTTCTACAGTACGGATAAATAGTTATCCACAGAAGTTATCCACAGGGCATAATTAGGAGGTTGCAATGAAGCGACACGCCGATCTGACCAGCACTTATGTAAATGGATTTGACAACGATGGTACCCTGACAGGGCAGAGCCTCTCAAAGGCTCACCCCGAGCCGCTGAGGCGGATCGCTCGGGGGGTGCTTGCAGGTATTGGGATAGCTCTATGCTTTATGCCTTACGCAGGTTCTACAAGTGCTAATAAAGAATATATAAGCTACAAAGAATATGCGTTATATTTATTGGATTTTAATGTTAAAGAATATAAATGCTTAGCAATGCTTTATGGCAAAGAATCTGCATGGAATCCAGATGCAGTTAATGGATCACATCATGGAATACCACAAGGAAGATCAGAGTACTTAGCAACACTTAATGG